TATACAAAAAACAGACGAATTCAACTTGTTGATTGATGAGTCTTATGATATCATAGATGGATACAAAGACGATATGTTCGAGAGTAAACAGATTATACTCTCATTAGAACGTGAAGTAGGCCCAATTAAGTATATTGCAGAGGTAATGTATGGACAAGAGGACAGTGTCAAGTACCTTGACAATGCCGTAAGGTGGGTAATTTACATGCTAATCTTTGTGTTTGACCCGCTAGCAATCCTGTTACTAGTCACATCACTAGGACTGTTACAGGGTAAGGGTCACACTAAAAAGTTGAGAGAAACCCAAAGAATTGTTCTACAGGTACCGAAAAAGAAGGTCGAGAACCTTCAAAAAAACTAAATAAAAGTATAAATATTTCTTGGAGAAATCAATGGCCGACACAAACAAACCCAATTTAGACCCTCGTTTAAAAATAGAACAGATGATATACGACATTCGTGGAATGTTGCTAGACATCGAACATACACTTGGACAAATACCACATAAAGAAGAGAATGTTGAAGACTATTCTGTAGTATTTGTAGAATCTACTGAAGGTGATTACATCCACCCCGAGACACCTACTCACCCATGCCCTGAAGGATTTGGAGAAGATGCTTATTGGGATTGTATTTATCAGTGTTGGATGCAACCAAACGATATGGAAGAAGATGAGTATAACTTGTCTACTAACATTGACACGGATGCATGTTACGACCCTGTAGCAGGTGAATGGATTAGAACTGAAGAAGATGATTGGTCAAATGACTGGACTAACTTCATCATGGAACTCGAAGAAATGGAAGCAGAAATGGAATCAACAACTGGAGAACAAGAATAATGGCAATTTCAGATAGTATGACTTTAGTAGAGTTTATGGCAGAATTGGTAGCAACTGAACCTTCTATGGACGGAGCTCCTGCTGAAGGAACAGATGGTAGAGCTCTTGCTCAGACATCTTATGACACATCTAAAGCAGCTTGGGACACCGAAGTAGCACGTGTTCAAGCACTTATAGACGGATAATAATCCTAAAAAACACCTTGTAATTTAGCATGGATTCATGTATAATGAATGTATGCTATGGTTAGAGAGAAAATACCTCTCCATGTGCGTAGGTTCGTTAGAACTTGCAAAATGGAAAGGAGACACAACGTTGAATCACAGGTGTTTATACTGTGGTGATTCACAGAAGAATAAGCATAAGGCTCGTGGATATCACTTTGTCGTAGAACAAAGTTTTATATTTAAGTGTCATAATTGTGGTAAATCTACTTCAAGTGTGACCTTTATCAAAGACCATTTCCCTGTACTACATAAAGAGTACATCAAGGAATGGTTAACAGAGAGTGGTAAGAAACCTAAAAAACACGCATCTAATCATAAGATGCCAAGTGCAAACGTTTTCAAGTTCACTCCAAAAACAGAATTACTAAATATGAAGAAAGTTGACTTGTCGGCAATTATGTTTCCAGCAAAAGAGAAACATGTTGCACGTGACTACCTCGAAAAGAGACTAGTCCCTAATGATAAGATTGATGAGCTGTGGTATGTCGACTCTGCACAAACTCTAAGTTTGTTATCAGATAAGTATAAGGATAGAGTCCTTGGAAACGACCCACGGATAGTAATACCATTCTTTAGAGAGGATGGGGAACTTGTAGGAGTATCGGGCAGAGCAATCAATGACTCACCATTACGATATCTTACTATGAGACTCCTAGATGACGTTCCACTCATCTATAACATACAAAATGTGGACAAAACAAAAACTATCTATGTCACCGAAGGCCCTATAGATAGTTTATTCCTTCCCAACAGTATCGCAGTCGGGGGAAGTGACTTTAAAAAAATAGACGATGGTATCAAAGATAATTCAATTATCATTTATGATAATGAACCACGTAATGAAGAGATACTCAAAAAGCTAGAAGAGGTAATTGAGTTAGGTTATAAAGTTTGCATATGGGACGACAAACGTATTGCAGATTGTAAAGATATAAACGATATGATAGTAAGTGGATTGGAACAAAGTGAAATAGTAGGTATCATTAATACTTGTACATTTGAAGGTCTTTCGGCAAAACTAAAACTAATGGAGTACAAGAAAATATGAATGCAGAGTTTAAAGTAATTAAGTCCGATGGTAGTAAAACTAATATCAACTTAGATAAAATCCATAGGATGATGGAGAAAGCTTGTAAAGGAATTACAGGTGTGTCAGAGTCATCTGTAGAAATGAACAGTGGTCTACAGTTCTTTGATGGAATCACCACAAAAGATATTCAACAAATTCTAGTGAAGAGTGCAAGTGATTTGATATCACTAGAGAATCCGAACTATCAGTTCGTTGCAGCCAGATTACTATTGTTTGGAGTGCAGAAACAGGTGTTCAATACTAAATGGAAAGATTCAGAAATCTATCCACCACTATTAGACATCATCAAAAGAAACATTGAAATTGGTGTGTATGATAAGGACATCCTTAACCACTACACAGATGAAGAGATAGAACAATGTGCTAAATTTATCAGACACAACAGAGATTTAGATTTTACTTATGCTGGTCTACAACAGATAGTAGACAAGTATTTGGTACAAGACAGGTCTAGTAATACATTATATGAGACACCACAGTTCATGTATATGATGATTGCTATGACATTATTCAGAAACTATGGAGAAAGTAGGTTACAATATGTCAAAGGATATTACGATGCAATATCACAATTTAAAATTAACATCCCAACCCCCATTATGGCAGGGGTTAGAACACCACTTCGACAATTTGCAAGTTGTGTTCTCGTTGACTCAGACGACACCCTCGACTCAATCTTCTCCAGTGACATGGCAATCGGTAAGTACGTTGCTCAGAGAGCTGGTATTGGAATCAACGCAGGAAGAATTAGGGGACTTGGTAGTAAAATTAGAGGTGGAGAAGTCCAGCATACTGGAGTCATACCATTTCTTAAAAAATTTGAAGCAACCGTTAGAAGCTGTACCCAAAACGGAGTCAGAGGTGGAAGCGCAACGGTACACTTTCCAATCTGGCATGCAGAAATCGAAGACATCTTGGTACTTAAAAACAACAAAGGCACCGAAGACAACAGAGTAAGAAAGTTAGACTACTCTATACAGCTGTCAGAACTTTTCTATCAAAGATTCCTAAAGAATGAGGAGATTACATTGTTCTCTCCACATGATGTTAAAGGATTGTATGAAGCATTTGGTACACCCGAGTTCAATGAACTCTATGAAAAGTACGAACGTGCAACTAGTATTCCTAAGAAGAAAATTAGTGCAAGAGAATTATTTACAAGTTTATTAAAAGAACGAGCAGAGACTGGCCGTATTTACATTATGAATATCGACCATTGCAATACGCATAGTAGTTTTGTCGACAAGGTTAACATGAGTAACCTATGTCAAGAGATAACACTACCCACCGACCCTATCAGTCATATCGATGGGGAAGGTGAGATTGCGTTATGTATTCTATCTGCAATTAACGTAGGCATTATCAAGAACTATGATGAGCTTGGTAGTCTATGTGACCTTGCAGTTAGAGGGCTAGAAGAATTAATAGATTATCAACAATATCCAGTTGTCGCTGCAGAAAGGTCAACACTTGCAAGAAGAAGTCTTGGTATTGGATACATTGGACTCGCACATTTCCTTGCGAAAAACAAGGTTAAGTATGATGACCCCGAAGCACATAGAATAGTACATGAACTAACGGAGAGATTCCAGTACGAATTACTGAAGTCATCTAATCAAATTGCATCTGAGAAAGGTGCGTGTGATTACTTCGATAGAACTAAGTATTCACAGGGTATACTACCTATCGACACCTACAAAAAGGATGTTGACAGTATCACACCAAATGTGTTAAACTGTGACTGGGATAAACTAAGAACATGTATTAAAGTGCATGGTCTAAGACACTCCACATTGACTGCACAGATGCCTTCAGAGTCCTCTAGCGTGGTCTCTAATGCAACGAATGGAGTTGAACCCCCAAGAGATTACCTTAGTGTCAAGAAAAGTAAAAAAGGCACCCTAAAACAGGTAGTTCCACAATATAGTTTATTAAAGAATAATTACACATTATTATGGGACATGGATAGTAACGAAGGGTATATCAAAGTACTTGCAGTGATGCAAAAGTTCTTTGACCAAGCAATTAGTGGCAATTGGTCTTACAACCCCGAGAATTATGACAAGGGTGAAGTACCAGTTTCAGTAATGGCTAGAGATTTACTGAATACATATAAGTATGGATGGAAAACTTCTTATTACCAAAATACTATGGACGGTAAAGTAGAAGATGTAGTAGAGGAACCTCTTGCACAGAGTGACTTTACAGAAAGTGAGGATGATTGCGATGCCTGTGCCATTTGAGAAAAAGACTGTAGAATATTGTATAAAGGACTTAGAACAAGAAGGTAAACTTCTAACTGGTAGAACTACACCCGAGACGTGGTCTTTAATGAAGGACAGGTTCGTAGTTCTAAGAGATTTCATTCCCAAAGATATCATCAACATGTCACTAGATGCATGGAAAACTATTGAGCATAACAAAGAGTGGGATGATGCAATCTTCAAAAGAGAAACGGAGATTACCCAAAACTCACCAAAAGATTCACTAGGTAAATCACGTGCAAACTATTGTACTCCGATGGCAGTTTCCCTACATAGATGGCTAAAGGAAAAGCTGAACAATGTTATTGACATGGGTCTAAGAGAAACATACTCATATTCTAGAAAGTATGAGAGGGGTGCATATCTAAGAGCTCATACTGATAGACCATCATGTGAAATAAGTGCAACAATTTGTTTAGATTACCAAACAGATGACAATGCACCATGGAAGATTTGGGTACAGAATGATGGTAACTATGTTGATTCTCCAAGTATGGATGAGGTGTTTGAAATGTCTCAAGGATTACCACATAGAGCAAGGAAGGGAATTCCAATAACACTAGAGCCTGGAGACGTTTTACTATACCAAGGGCCTAATGTTATACACTGGAGAGATTACCTAGTGGGTGATTACTCCTATCACATGTTCCTACATTTTTGGAATGAGGACAGTAAGTTAAACCAAATAAATGCAATGCATACAGGTTGCCCTGAACATTTAGCACTAGACTTTGATGGTAGACCAAATAGATATGCAGATGAGAACAATGAGGAGCATGTCAAAGAAACAAAGAAATGGTTCAGTGAGTTCTCAGATGTATACTTTAATCATATAGATGAAAAAAGTGCATTTACTAACAATTATGATGATTTTGAACTAGACACACGTGGAAGAAAAAGAAATGACAGTATTTAATAAAAAGAACGTAGACTTCACAAAAGAATCTATGTTTTTCGGGGAAGATTTAAACACCCAAAGATTTGACACATTCAAATATCCAATATTTGACAAACTAACACAGACACAATTGAGCTTCTTTTGGAGACCCGAAGAGGTATCCTTACAGAAAGATAGAAGTGATTATCAGAATCTATCTGATGCACAAAAACACATCTTTACCTCTAACTTGAGGTATCAAACTTTACTCGACTCAGTTCAAGGACGAGCTCCATCCATAGCATTTTTACCGTTTGTGAGCTTGCCTGAACTTGAGTCTTGTATTATTACATGGGACTTCATGGAGACTATTCATTCACGAAGTTACACTCATATTATAAAAAATGTATATAGTGACCCTAGTCAGATATTTGACACAATACTAGATGAACCAGCAATCGTAGCTAGAGCAGAACAGGTAACAGAAAAATACGACAAGTTTATTGAACTAGGAAGACGTAAATTACTAGGTCTTAAAGTAGATGAATATGAGCTTAAGAAAGCATTATACCTTGCACTAGTATCAGTTAACATCTTAGAGGGAATTAGATTCTTCGTATCCTTTGCATGTTCATTTGCATTCGGAGAGTTAAAACAGATGGAAGGAAGTGCAAAGATTATATCTCTTATTGCAAGGGATGAAGCACAACATCTAGCAATCACACAACACATTCTGAAAGCATATAAGAACCAAGAGAACGATAAAGATATGTTGAAGATTATGGAAGAGACTGAGGATGAGGTATATGCAATGTACCGTGATGCAGTAGACCAAGAGAAAGAATGGGCAGACTTCTTATTTAAGGACGGTTCTATGATTGGACTATCTACTGCACTGCTTGGTCAGTACGTAGAATACACAGCAAACAAGAGATTACGTGCATTGGGACTCAACCCACTGTTCGATATCTCATCAACGAACAACCCACTACCATGGACTAATCATTGGTTCAATAGTAGAGGATTGCAAAACGCCCCACAAGAGACGGAGATTGAATCCTATCTTATTGGTGGCATCAAACAGGACGTAGATGATTCTACATTTGAGGATTTTGAGTTATAATGACTACCAACATAGATTTACTATCAGTAATTGAGCTCATTGAAAAATGGCACTACGACAGAAACCTTATTGAAGGTGCAACAGATAAAGACCAAGTATGTAAACTTATCCAAGAGGTGGGTGAACTATCGGACAATGTCTGTAAAGAAAAAGATGTAGCCGATGATATTGGTGACATCATTGTCGTATTAATTAACATTGCAGCTAGAAATGGACTAAGTCTACAACATTGTCTAAATGTTGCATATCATGACATCAAAGACCGTAAGGGACGTATGGTCGATGGGATTTTTATTAAGGAAGAGTAATGCACGATTGTGTTGTTATGTTTAGTGGTGGAGTTGAATCCACTGCATTATTGAACTGGTGTGTAGAGAAAGGTAAGAAACCTATTGCCCTGCATTCACTATGGGACAATCCTATCACGACAGCAAATCAACTACATAGTAATATTACACAAATATGTGATATACTGGATGTTGATTTGATTACTCATAAGCATCCTAAATATGACCATGAAGAAAGGTCAGAAGAATACTTTCATTCTGCACGACACTGGTCAGTCGCATGTTTAAGTGCGTTGACTCAGTTCCCACATATAGAGGAATACTATTGGGGTGTCAACAGTGGAATGATAAATTATGCTGATGACCACAAGCATCATTCTGATTGGCCATGGGTACCACGTGCATGGGAATTTCAAATGGTGTTTGAGTTCTATGCGAGATTGATGAATAAGAACCACAACTACAGACTTTACCCACCATTAGGTGGTCAGACTAAGTTAAACCAGTGGAATTCAATACCGTCAGAAATCAGAACACTAGTCAATTCATGCGCTTTGGGTTACCCAAATCAATGTGGGGAATGTTCTAAGTGTGTGGAATTTAAACATTTAACAAGAATAACGGGATTTTAATATGATAGAAATATTTGGAAAAACACAATGTCCATTCTGTGATAAAGCAAAAGCTTTATGTGAACAGAAAGGACTAGAATACACTTATAAACAGTTGGATACTGATTTCACTAGAGAAGAACTCTTTGAGGAATTTCCAACTGCACGAACATTTCCACAAATCAGAGTGGATGGAAATGCTATTGGTGGATATGACCAACTTGCAGAGTTTGTAAAAGACTAATGAATTCTGTTCACGTATACTTACGAAGACCACATCAACAAACGGCTGATGATATGAGATTAGAGCATATTGCACGTACAGTCGATAAGGACTTAGTCGAAGTCAGAGTATATACATGTGGAGAGGATTTCTTCAATAATGACATACCCGAGGGTAGAACACTGCCTTATGGTGTTATTGATGGGAAAACCAAGTCAAATGACAACTTTTTTAATGAAATAGTAGGAGAAAAAATTGAAGATTAGGATACATTGTTCGGATTGTAAATCTGAATGTTTAGTCATTCATGAGATGGATGCACACCCATATGGAATAGACCATTGTCCCTTCTGTGGTGCAGAGATTGACGAGGATATGCAAGAGGAGTTAGAAGAAGACGAATAAGGCCTTGACAATGACCTAGCAATTTTGATATAATTATGGCACGACTACAGAGAAAGGAAATATACCCTTTGATTGACATTCAAATTAATGGTCAAATTGCACAAAAACGGCGTATCAGAACTTATATTAAGTCATGTATTGCCTATTTATCGCCCAGATTACGTAAAGATATAAGAATAGAACTAAACGTTCTAACCACCCTAGAAGAATCAGCTTATGCACACTGTTATGGAGACCGAAATGGGGTTCAAATCGACCTAGCACGATGCTCAGGGCATCTAAAGTTCTCCTTAGAGGAGCAGATGTTGAACCTTGCACACGAATTAGTCCATGCAAAACAGTTCATTACAGGACAATTGAGTCCAATTAAACAGAATTGGAAGAAAAAAGACTATTCCACAACCCCTTATAGCCGTCAACCATGGGAGCGTGAGGCATATGCAAAGGAAGAAAAACTATACAAAATATTTTGGGAATAGGCCCGAAATGCCTTGACAATGGCCCCTGTTTTAGGTTATACTATACGTATGGAAAATAAAAGAGTAAAGAGAATCTTCATCGATATGGATGGAGTACTAGCCGATTTCAACACTGGAGTTGAAACATTGACAGGGAGAGAGTTCCCTAACACCGACCAAGGTCATAACGATTATGACGAAAGGAAGGAAGAGTTAACGAACAAGAGATTGTTCAGAAACTTACCACCTATGCCTGATATGTATGATTTGGTTGGGTATGTAAGACACACTGGATTGCCTTGGGAAATCCTAACTGCAGCTGGTGTGATTAACAGAGAATTGGTCGTTTACGACAAGAATGAGTGGATTAGAGAACATGTCAGTCCAACAGTGGTAGTCACTTGTACTATGACTGGTAGTCAAAAAGGTATGTTTGCAATCAAAGGGAGTGTCCTTATTGATGACAGACAAAAGAACCTTGATGCATGGGTAGAACATGGTGGAATAGGTATCCTTCACACGAGTGCAGAAGATACTATTGCACAGTTGAAAGAGTTAAGAAACGGTGAATAATGCCCTTGTAGCTCAACTGGATAGAGCAACAGCCTTCTAAGCTGTAGGTTAGAGGTTCAAGTCCTCTCGGGGGTGCCACCGTTTTACAGTGACACTAAATAAGAGTATGGATTAATTCCATACTTTTTGGTATATAAAAATTATGAGACGAGAAATACATCGACAACAACAAGAACAAGAACGAACTATAGAAGACTTGGGTGAGCATGTTCTGTTATACCAAGGTTTTGCCACGGATGAGTTTATTGACTATGTGTTAGACATATATCAGAAGTGTGAAGACCGTGGTTTAACACTACCAAGAAAGTCCTACGATACACAAATCATTACATCCAAATCAGACGATGCAATCAGCATCACTTCAGTACCCGAATCATATTTCGGTGGTCAGATGAATCGATTACTAGACATCTTCGAAGAGGAAGGTGGGGTAATTGATAGTTGGTTTGACAAGTACCCAGTCCGAGACAACTACAGGGGTCTTATGGTCAGTGGTGCAAAGATTCAAAAGACACTACCACAACAAGGATATCATGTCTGGCATTGTGAACATTGTAATTGTCCATCAAGCAGTAAATCCCTACTGGCATGGGCAATCTTCCTAAATGACGTGGAAGAGGGGGGTGAGTTAGAATTCCTATATCAATCATTACGTATCAAACCAAAGAGAGGTGACATTGTATTGTGGCCTGCTGGTTTTACGCATATGCATAGAGGCAACCCACCATTGAAGGGAGAGAAGAAAATAATAACAGGATGGATAGACTATGCTTAAAAAGATAGGAGTATTCATGCGTAGAGGGGTATGGGTCATTTGGGAATGGCTGAAATCCCTATTCAAAGCAGAATACAAGATTACAATCTACCGTCAATCGGAAGGTGGTAATATGTACAAGTCGGAATATGTATCAAGAAATGTCATGATTAATAGACCGAAACATTTAAAATTCAAAGACTATGAAACCAAGAACGTAGTAGAGATACGTTCGGTCAAAGGACTTGAAGTAAAAATAGAGGAGATAGATTAATGAATCAATTAACTATGGGTCTTCTAGTAGCAGTGGGATTGTTTTGTTTCTTTTTGTATAATGAGAATCAAACACTTACCCAAAATAACATTAAGTTAGAAGCTGCAGTAGAAGAACAACAACGTGCTATGGAAGTAATGAAAGAACAGTTTGAGAAACAGGGTAAAGCATTACAAAACATGAGTCGTAAAAATGCATCGATTGAAGCAGAAAAGGCGGAGTATCTACAGATATTCCAAAGACATAATTTAAACGCTCTTGCAGTTGCAAAGCCTGGTATAATGACAGGTAAGTTCAATCGTGGAACTGATAGAGTATTTGAGGGAATAGAAGATGATACACAAGAAATTTATAATCTTGACGAGTCTAATCGCGACGATTAGTGGTTGTAGTTTATTAGGAACCAAGCAGATTGAGGTTGTATCTGCACCTATTGAAATAGATATCATTCAACCTACATTACCAAGACCTATTGAAATGACTGCACCTACATGGTTTGTTGTATCAGAGGCAAAGAAAGATAACCTATGCAGAAAGACCCTATCATTTGACCCTAAGAAGTTCGATGAAGAGGGTGTAGAACAACTTAAACGTCCTAAGACATGTAACCTTGAGGACAGAGACAATCCCGAGTGGCCAGTTGGTTACACACACCTTGATTATTTCTTAGATGAAATGAAAGAACAGAATGGTGGTGAGGTTGTATTCGTTGCGACTACCATAGGAGACTATGAGGTCATGAGTGCAAACATGCAAGAACTCAAACGATACATAAAGCAATTAGGTGAAGTAGTTGTATACTACAGAAACGTTACTATCAAAACCCCGAAAGGAAATGAGAAGGGGGTTGCAGTTAAAATAGAGAAGGCGGATGACTAAGTGGTTTGACAAATTTGTAGATTGGGCTTGGCAAGAAGATAAAGAAATCGTGTATGATGTGTCGATAGAACCTAAAAAAATCGACATGATGGAAGATGATGTTGACCCCAACGACATATCAATTGAGAATGCGTACAAGACAAGATGGATTTGGTATCATACCATTCTTGCAATCGGTATCTTCATGACAAACATATTACTAATATCAATTTTACTATTATTGGCGATTAAACTATGAAACCTGCGAAACAAGACCAACAGAAGTTTCAACCAGCACGACATAGGGTGATACCTATGTTTGCGACACCATTCTTGAGGGGTCAATTAGATTACTCACCAGGCTTGGTGAAGAGAGATATAGACAAGTTGATTGACCATGTTGCTGGAAAGAGTAACAAGGACAAGTTGTCTAATTACACATCATACTTTGATGAGGACATAAGAACTCAAACTCATATCTTACCATGGTTCAAGGATTTCTCAAACACAATCAAAGATACCTATATCGAGTTCGTAAGAACACAATTCGATAGAGATGTTAGACAATACTGCAGAGACGATATACATCTGTTTGCATGGGTCAACAGATATGATGCAGAGCATCAACACGAAATACACAATCACGTAGATTCACATATGAGTGGTACATGGTATATCAATTCATCCGACAGACCAATCAAGTTTTGGAATCCTAACATGGCTGCATGTCATGTACATAATGGAGTTGAGGATTTGAGAACGTTCAATGATAAACCCCATATGGAGTTTACTGGATGTACTGGATTTCAGTCTGATATGATGTTCTACCCAACGGCTGGTGATTTCCTACTTTGGCCGTCTTATTTGATGCATGCTGTTCCACCGTCTATGGAATCAGAAAGCAAAGAACTGAGATATTCACTATCATTCAACCTTAAACTAAGAGAACAATTCAACAGCAATACTACTGGTGACAATATGTCATATCGTCACCTTTTTGACGGCAAATAAATAATATTATGAAAAAGACTTACGCACTTGATGAGCTGTATGCAATCAACCCCAAACTAGATTATGAATTCGAGAATGGTGTTCTCACAATACACGATTTCTTTGAGAACCCCGAAGACATATATGACCACATCTCAAGTAGACAGTACCCTATGTGGAAATACTCTACAGAAAGAGATTCACCCAATGGTACCGTATACAATGATTGTCGTATTACAGACAAGATAGGACATCCTACTAGAGTCGGGATTAATGAAATGGATAGAATCCTAGAACTATGTAGAAAATACTGGTGGACAGGAGACTATGACTACAAACAGATTCATGAGTTTAATTGTTTTCAAACAATAACAGAGTTTGATACTAGAATGCAACACTACCCACACATCGACAGTGATTTCATCACACCCGATGATAAGTCCACATTGAATATGTTAGTATACATGGATAAAGAAGAGAGCGGTGGAACTGCAGTATATAAAGGTGAGTGGATTACCAACATGGAACATATGGGTGTTCTATATCCAGTTGAAGAAGAGTTTGAGATTGATTACATCATACCAGCCAAATACAACACATGTGTTATTTTCACTGGTAACAAATTACATGGTGCATGGATAGATGATTACACCAAATATTGTGAAGACAAATGGAGATACTCATACGTGAGATTCTTCCACCCTGTACCAAATCATAGAGACAGATAATGCCGATACGAAAACTAGTAGTCAGTACACAAGTAGTCAAAGATGCTTCACATGAGTATGAGGAGACTGCATCCAATCTACTAATGATTGCAGATAGCGTATTGACACAAGAGTCATGTGATGTTATTATAAATGTAATGGATAGAATGGTAATATCCGAAGTTTTCCAAGAGGATAATGGACAGATATGTGCCAAAGAACTGTCTGTTATGGATAAATCATGGAGATACGAACATCCACGTACTGGACACGATGTGACTGTACTGGAACAAGGTACTACACCATTCGAGGAAGTTCTAGACTTAGTGGAGCCATATCTTCCTAAAACTGCAGAGTTTGGAGAAATAACGTATGCTACGATAATGAAATATCCAACGGATACAATGTTCCAATGGCATAAAGATGAAGCAGACCAAGATGATACAGGTACAACAATCTTTATGTTGAATGACAATTATCAAGGTGGACGTTTGAATGTCGAAGGACATATCTTACAACCACGAACAGGAACCATGGTTGCATTCAACAATTCCACTGAAAGGTGGCATGGAGTGGAACCTCTCTTTCAAGGTGAAAGATACGTTCTAGCAATATGGTTTAAACGACATAACGAAGAAGGAAGTGACTTCGATGAACAAGATTAAATGTAGTGAGTGTAAAAAAGAACTAGATATGACACAAGTCAAATACCACACACCAATCAACCAAAAACCAGTGCATGTTTTTTGTGATGCATATTGTAGTCATGACTGGCATGTTAAACATAAACCCCGAACCAAGGAGCAAAATGCCGACAAAATTTAAACCAACCCAAAAAACCGTTGCACGTGGAACAGGAAAAGTTTCAGTAACACATTATTATATGAAATCTACTCCACTGAAAGAGCTTATTGAAGAATACAATAAGATACTTACACAACGAGGGAAAGGTAAATTGCGTCAGAAGATTGCAAACGAGTTCGTGAGAAGAAGAAAGAATGGATTGCCACATGCAGTCCTTACTGAAAAGAGGTCAGATGAAGAATAGCCCTGAAGGTGAACTCATCACACCATTCGGCCCACCAGTTTGGGTTGGAAAGATGGATATGGATGTCATCGATGAAGTTAATCGAGATATAGAATCACGTAGATACAACAAAGACCACAAGATAGGTGCAGACTTACTTGCTGGTAGAGTTGATACACAAGTATCCATTGAAGATGTAGTAACCGAGAATACAAAGAGTCACATTCTAGACCATGTAGTGACATGGGCCCAACAGATAGGTATGGAAGTTTACAGTGAACAGCTGCAAATAGAGGGCCTTTGGGTTAATCTACAGAAAGAATTTGAATACAATCCTATTCATGCACATGATGGTATGTTTAGTTTCGTATTCTACACAAAGAACACCATCAAACGAGATGTCGCTATCAATAATCAATTTGATAGGGCCACAACGAAAGAGTCTAGACCACTTGCTGGTCATATAGACTTACATTATGGAGAGAACAATTTTATGAATTGGACATCCATGTCACATTACCCCGAGAAGGGAGATATACTTATCTTCCCATCGTGGTTGAATCATTCTGTCTACCCATTCCATGACCCACAAGGTGAAAGGATATCGGTAGCAGGTAACGTACACTATAAAACGGTGTAAAGGAGAAGTAATTTATGGCATTTTGGGATAAATTCACAGACTGGTTAGGATTTGAATGGGTCAGAGCAAGAGACGAGAAAGGTCGTTTTGTTGCAGACGATAAATCTACACCTAACATAGACGAGTCTAAAAAGAAAGTCTATAAGTCAAGAAAGACAAAACAAATTAAAGAATAGTTTACTGGGGCTATAGCTCAGTTGGGAGAGCGACTGGTTTGCAATCAGTAGGTCGTGGGTTCGATTCCCTCTAGCTCCACCAGTACTAATCATGATAATAAAATCATGATAATAAAAAAAGGAGAATATATGAAAAATATATTAGCAACATTATTGTTTACAGTAATGTCATTTGGAGTCTTAGCAGATGAAAGAGCAGGGGTGGAATCAACACCATCATTTTCTTTCACTGGTGAGATAGGTTATAAATCAGACTATGTATGGAGAGGTGTCTCACAAGGAAACCAACCAGCATTGTCAGTCGGTGGTTTGGTTCTTCACGAGGGAACTGGACTATATGTTGGTGCATGGAACTCAGACGTTGAGTTTGATGATGCAACCAGTGAGACAGATTTCTATGGTGGTCTATTACTACCTATAACCGACAAGGTAACATTGAACGTTGGGTATATCAGATATACATACGATGGGTCAGTGGAATCTTTTGAAGAGTTATATGCAGCTGCAGATATTGGCAACCTATCCTTATCATACTATCAAGATATTGATACGAATGATAACTATGCCGAGATTGGATATGACCTATGGTTCATTCCAGTATTGGACGTAACATTGGTTGGTGGTCTATATGACAGTGAAGATACATTCGGTCAACTCAATGTGAGTTATGACTTGAATGAGAGTTTTACCTTAACAGGTATGATTGGTCAAGATGTGTTCGAAGACCAAGTTGCAGATAGTATATCAGTAGGATTACTATACAACTTCTAAGTTGTTGATTCACCTATATATAAGTGTGACACATAAATGTCACACTTATGTAACAAGTACGATACAAGAGTAAGTAGATTAAGTTCGAAGTCCGAGTATCAGATTGTTACGACAAATATAGGAGATAAAAATGCAATATTACGCATCATTGTCTGCCTCGTATCTTAGGACACTAGCAGACAAATTTAACGATATGATGAAGAGTGGTGACATACACGTTCTTGTAGAAGAAATGTTTAAATAGCCAGTTGACGAGACCCTTCATATATCTTATAATAGAAGTATGAAGGGTTTTTTATACCCTAAATAAAATCAGAAATCAAATATATTATTTTTATAGGAGTGTTAAATGTTTGAAGTGGTTACAATTAAGACCGATGGTCTTGGAGTTACATCTGAAGATGTAAATCGATTAAAGTTATCGTTAGACAGACAGAGAAGTCTAACAAATGACGGTATGTCCATCGCAAGGTTATCTTGCTATACCGATGACCCTACAGGTCTTGATGAAGGTATCCGTGTTATCCCATTAATGAAAGACCCCGAAAGAAGAATCTAAGTGTACCTATGTCAATGCAAGAGTCGTTGCAAGACAAATGTGTACATCCGTCATATACGAAGGTCTACCTTCTAAAGGTACTACAGACGAATGCAACTTCACCTTCACAGATGAAGAAACTGCAGCTATCAAAGAGAATAATACATCATTCTTCTTTCAAGAAAGAAACTGGATGGAAGATGGGGATACTCAATACTTCCCACATTTCTGTGGCTGGGTACAAGGTGATGGTAAGTACATTATCGACAATTTCCTCGCTGACAAAGCAGGCATTCAAGAAAAGTATGGTACAAACGTACAGCAATACATCGAAGACCAAATTGCAGAGAACAAAGGTATGGTGTTAAACACTAACCATGGTATCGTAGGTCAATACATTATTGGTGATGAGTTTGCAAACTTGGAAATGAATCAGAAATGGGAAACCAATGTACGACCATCATTCGAGAATGAAGGAGAATGGAGAGGACTTGGTGGAGACCAACAAGCACAATTCATTACCTTTGAACACGAGTACAGAGATATCAGTCAACAATGTAGCTTTCTACATTTAAAAGGAGAAGGGAAAGACCCTAAATCCGACAGGTATCTTGAACTGTGGGTTCTATAAGACAATCCGAAGACTATCACATAGTCATACCAAAGTTCTACAGTGAAGTCCACCCGAGAATATCGTATGGGCAGACTCCGATGGATACACTGGTCTCACTGCACTACATTCCACCTATAACTGGATACCTCTTATCGAAGACGAACTGGGTATCAATCTCATAGAAAGAATCATGTCATTCGTAGACACACGAGACTGCAAGGATGTGTTTATTAAGAGTTGGTGTAATCGATGGGACAAAGGCGAAGGCATAAGACCCCACATTCACGCGGGTCTAGAGTTAAATCAAATAGGGGAACACGATTGGGAAATAGATAAGTCACAACAACACATCATTCCTATCGTAAACCAACACATGATTAGCGGTAATATATTCCTTAGTCATAACGACCATAGAGAATACGGTACATGGTATCAAGGTAAGGGATGGGTAGAAAACATAAGAGGTGACTTGCATTTGTTTAGTCCACTCATCGTGCATTCCGTAGACTCCAACACGAGACAGGAGGCTAGATGTTCTCAAGCATTCGACATTCACATAGACGGTCACATGTCATCAACAACATTAAACCCACCCAGTATATACCACGAGGAACGAGCCTTAGAGTCTTTTCTACATATAGAGATAGATTAATTATTATCGTTTGCTAGTTCCCCAACAACCAACTCACCAATCAAATTCACATTACTAATCCACCTATCAATCCCCATAGTATTTTGATAGGAATGCCACGACCTTTGAGACGGTCTAAACATATAAGCATCATTCACACCCCACTCATGACACCATACACGAGACACGGGCTTAGACTTATCAGAGGTAATACCATGAAACTTCGTAGGGTCACCCATATCACTTAAAGGAACAAGTATCGTCAGCAACTTCCTGCTTCCCATATCCGTATGAGGGGGATAAAGCTTATTATAGGGGGGAGAACCACGTGCAGACTCATCAACCCATTGAGGAACCTTAGTGTTATCCCCATGGTATTGAATGTCATCTATCTCAGTCAATTCACGTATAAGAGACCAATTATCCAATAACCATTGAGACTTCTCAGAGACAAACTTAGATTGTGGGTCAGTGGTATACTCTATTTTCATAGATGGATAACAAGTATCGGGTACATTACCACCTATCTTATTCACATCATGTGCTATACGCTCTCTTATATGTGTCAGTTCCTTCTCAGAGTAGTAGTTAGGAATACGAAAGATTTCCCCATAGAGGGGGACTGAGGGGGTGATTGAATATAATTCAAAGGGTATCATGGTGGACTCTAATATAATGTGTGGTATAGTGTGTCAAAGTGTGTAATAATAATGGTATTTAGTTGGAGTGTGAGAAAGTGGAATAAAGTGGGTTTCGGTGCTTGTGTTCGGAGACCTTAATCACATATTTAGTTGGGGGTCAAGGCACCTCAGAGGGGTCAGAGGGGCTCAGAGTATATCACAGAAAGCCCGTAATAGCAAGGCTGGCGCATTGATTTCGCTAGGGAAACTACACTTTCTTGCAGTAAATTCTTCTGAGCAACTACACTTTCTTGCGGGAACTCAAAGAAATCCGCAGAACTTCGGCGAGAAGCCTTGACAATGACCCGCTATCTTGGTATAATATACGTATGATAAAGATTATTAAACAACACGGACTGCTTGATGCAGACTTCATTCAACCTATTATAGGACTATTGGTTCTTATTACGCTAGGGGAAATCATCTAATGTATAACGGACTGAATGGTGTGCATCTAGCATCCAATATACCTGTCTCTATAGAGCTTAATGACGTAGAGATGTCGTATGCATGTGATAGTGACCCTGTTAGCTGTAACGCTAGTTGGGAGACTATGTGTGCGATGGTGCTTGAGCGTCTGGGTATCGAGATTATAGACTGCATAGAACTAGAAGAAATCGTCATAAAGGGGGTTGCAAAACCCTTTCATTGATGGTATACTAGGTGTATAGAATAGAAACATGGGAGTTGAACTGAGGATTGTACCGTGGATTGCTAAGAGTTAAGTCTCAGTGGGTTGTTACCGAAAGCACGCGTGGTGATGAGAAGCGCCACCCCTCTAGGCCCTGCTATAGCAGGGTTTCCTAGGGGCCTTGACAAGAGCACGCTAATATGTTATAATGGAGAGTTATGTCAACGAAATGGAATACTGTAGATGTATACAGTATAGATACGAAGGTGACCAATATAGATGGGTCACATGAGTTACTTAAGCGTACAGAGAAACCTGTGAGTCTCAGAGAGGCGCTCAGAGTGTGTGCAGAGTTAGAGGAGGCCCAACACGTAGTCGAACTACGGAAAGCCTCTTAGAACAGTGCTACGGGACTCCTAGGGTATCTGGGCAGCAACTCAACCCCCTACCTCTATAGCTCTATGAAGCATTCTATATGACCACAGTAAATTTTTTTTTGGTAAATTTTTATGAGTAAATTCAAAATAATACAAGGGAGTAAATCCGAGAAGGATAGAATACTCTTATATAATGGACGTGCAGTAGCATTCGAAGATGTTGCAAAGATGTGTATCTTCTTTATTGCAAACGAAGACAACTTATATCCACCCCCTAGATTTAAAGGTGGTCAAATGTTCATAGATTATATGACAGAGGTCTTAGAGACAAGACGTGTACCTACAGATAGTAAGTATGCAATACAAAAGAACAAGGGAGTGGTTAAGGTATGAGTCCTAAATCACGAAGAATACACAAAGAAACCTTTACCACAGTCTTCACTGGCTTGTTAATTAACTATCCATTGAATCTATTGGGTCTCTATGTCTGTATTGACCTACTCGAATGGACAGACACACTCACCATAGGTAGTACCATTACTGCATGGATGACAGGTGTTGCATACACACGTGTGTATATCATACGTAGACATTTTTATAATAGGGGTGTTGCATCTAATTAGAGACCTAAGTCATGCTTAGGCATCTAATTGCACTCACTCGGGGTAGGGACAGGGAATCGAACATCACCAAGTCCACAAATACTTACACGACATGCGTGAAACCGTATTCCCATCCCCCCAGTTTTATGGTATAATAGACTTATGAAAAAATATTTAATTACGATACTATCAGTATTCACTATGACCTCTTGCAGTACATTGGATAAAGCAATTGAAATAGAAGAAATCATCAATGACCCCTACCGTACACCCTTAGAGGAACGATTAGAACGATACGAAGCCTGTGAGTGGTTATTAGAGTTGGATACATTCGAACAATATTTGATGTGTATATGTCCTACGTGTCATATATCATGAGGCATGGTTCAATGACACACTCTTTTAGTGGTAAGAAACGTAAAACCAATGCATGGAAGACTCGTACTAAGACCGCTAAGGATTATAATTGGAATGTGAGTGTGAAAACGGTAGCTCCTTACGTGCGTGAGAGTGTATACTATCCGTCGGCGTCACCTTGTGATTCCCCTAAGACATCAAATACCCTAAGTAAAGAAGAACGTCAACGTATCTCGTCCGAGTATACCATTGCACCGTCTTATAATAAGGGTGCGTATCAAGTAATACCTCGGAATGAGGTCAAACACATAGGGAGATAGTAACTTATGAGATTATTTTTAGTGTCGTACCTAGGATGTAGAATATTTAAAGACAGAAGTCCCGCTGGTGTACCACGTTTCATCGTAGAGACACCGAATTCGGTTCGATTGTACTCTTCCACATGGTATAACCTACCACAAATAAAAGGATTTATTGAAAATGAGTTTCTTTGATATTCTTTTTCTACCTTTTTACGTGTTTGCATTCTGTGTAACCCTAGGATTATGGTTTACACTCTTTATATTCGTCCATTATCAACTGAAAAAATACCTATCTTACAGGAGAACTAAATAAAACCATGAGTACTGAATTAATATTAATACATATCGGGTTTATATCTGCACTCGTTTACTTTGTGTTCCGTAGTGGACAAAGAAGTGGACGTGAAGAGATGGTGAGCCAACTCATTCACGACAAATTTGTCGACCCAAAGGCTATAATAACTTTCTACCGTGGCAATGAAGACACTGTAGAGTAACAACAAAGGATATATTATGAGAATAATTGGAATTAATTCCAGCCATGATACCAGTTTATGTATCATGGAAGATGGAGAGGTAGTAGAACTCTTCGAAGAAGAAAGAGAAAGACGTGAAAAGTATTATTCACCGACTTTAGATGCACCTCACTTACATGTAATCGACTCTAAAGGTCTTGCAGATTCATTGGTGGATGAGGAAGGTAACGTACAGGGTGAGTTAGTCTTCGCATCTTTCGATAGACGTGACATGAAACTCGAAATGGATAAAGATTATCTCATGGATAATCGTCTCATTGCAATAGAGTTTGCAGATGCACTTGCAAAGGAACAATTAACCGAAGCAAGAATCCAAGAATTAATTAAAGCCTATCCCAAAGTGGGACTTAAAGAAGACTGGCACGAAGAAATGGATGAAACCATTCATGATGAGATGTGTAAACAGTTCTTTGACGTAGACCAGTATCACTTTGACACAGAACATCACATGTATCATGCATACAGTGGTTATTATCTCAGTCCTTTCTTTGAAAAGGGTGAGAATGCAATAGCAATTGCATGGGACGGTGGTGGTGCTAAGTGCTATCATGAGACACATCCGAACTATCAAGAGATTGAATCCATTTGGAAGTGTGACTTTGACACTAAGACTATTGTTCCCCAGTGGAAGAAGATGTCTAATCACCGTATGTTAGGTGACCTTGCATCTCAATACTTTCCTAACATGTACTATGACTCAGCTCATTGTCTGACAGACTTGGAGACAGAGATAGATGGACTACCTCTCACGTTCACTAGCTTCCCTTCTAGCGGTATGAACTTCAGTAACATGAGTTATGCCTTCGGTGCAGACATTCATGGACGTGCAGCGGGTAAGGTCATGGGTATGGCATCATACGGAAGACTGTACGAAGACAGACCCGATAGATTTGATAGACATATCGTTGCACAGATGTGTGAAGAGGAATCATTTAATAATGCATGTAGTGTTATCAGACGTGCAATAGAATTAAATCCCGACTGTAAGAACTTAGTTCTCAGTGGTGGCTTCTCATTAAACTGTACAAACAATTACAGATACCTACAAGAGTTTCCCGAATTAAATATATTCGTTGACCCTGTACCCCACGATGGTGGTACTGCAGTTGGAGCTGCATTTTGGTTGCATTATCATTTAGAAAACGAATACTTCGAACCAGTAACAGAAGAAGTAACAACAGAGGAAACAGACAGTGAGTAGAATATTAGAAATCATTAGAGACCAAGACGAAGCAGTCAGATTATTGGTTGAAGAAAAACAAGTTGTTGCAATGTTCCAAGGTAGTTCTGAATGGGGCCCACGTGCATTAGGTAACCGTAGTATTTTATTTGACCCTACTAATCCCGATGCAAAACAAATTGTTAATACAATTAAGAAGAGAGAATATTATAGACCGTTTGCTGGTACTGTATTAAAAGAACATGCACATGAATATTTTGAGATGTTGCAGTTAGAAGAGTCACCTTATATGTCATTTGCAATTCAATGTAAGAAGAAAGCATACGAAGAGATTCCTGCTATCGTTCATGCAGATGGTACATGTAGAATCCAAACGGTTACTCAAGAGCAGAATAAAAATTATTACAATTTAATTAAAGCCTTGGGTGAAAAGAATGGCACCCCCATTGTATTTAATACATCATTTAATTTAGGTGGAGAATCTTTAGTAGAAACAATCTTTGATGCAATCGATACGTGTAACCGTTCCGACATTGGATTCCTTTACGTACCCGAAGACCAGCCAGATGGTATTCCATACGAATTGATTCGACCTAAGAAATCAAAAGATTTAAAAAATGACACAGAACAGGATGGTGTGTGGGAGTCAGAAGTATAAATACTTCTTATGATAGAAGTCACAGACATTGCAATTGCAAAGCTTATAGAGAAGAAAGTGGACTCAGTTAGAATGGGTGTTACTGGTGGTGGTTGCAGTGGCTATGAATATGTTTTTATCAGAGACGAATATAAAGACGGTGACCTAGAAATAGATTACGGTAAGTTTAAATTTTTAATAGATACAATGAGTCAACCCTTTCTAAAAGGAATGACATTGGATTATGAGAAACAAGGATTGAATGAAACATTTACGTTTCAGAATCCAAATGAAATAGCATCGTGTGGATGTGGAGTGAGTATTACATTTAATGAAGACATCGTCAGCAAAAGCTAAAGGTCGTAAACTACAACAATGGTTTGCTCAACTTATGGTGGACACTCTTAACCTTCACGAAGAAGACTTAGAGTCTAGACCCATGGGTTCACAAGGGGAAGATATTATAATGGGACGTGAGTCCCGAGAGAAGTTCCCCTATTCCATTGAATGTAAAAACCAAGAAACAGTCAACGTATGGAAAGCATACGAGCAAGCTTCAGAGAATTGTAAAGGGTATGAACCACTTGTGGTCATAAAAAGAAACAGACATAAACCCTTAGTGTTAGTAGATGCTGAACACTTTGTGGAATTGCATAGGAATGGCAACAAAGATGAAATCATTTAATGAGCTGATAGTCGAAGAAGACATCAAGAAGTCCGACCCCTATCGCCTTGTCGTTCTTGCAGAACGTCCCAAGAAACAATCAAAGAAATCTACCAGTGGTAAGATAGTTGGGGTTGCAGAGAAGATGGGTATGGATGTTTACAACGTGCGTATCAATGGTGCATACTTAGAACGTGATGAGGATAGTGGTAAGATTACTATTCACAATGCAGACGATGAGAAAGGATTCGAGATTGATGCAGACACATTAGTTATGATTCGTGGTGCAGTAAACACTAAAGATTCCTACCTTGATTTAATCTCTCAGATTGAACGCTACGGCATTGCAACGTGTAACCCTAGGGAATGTATCGAAGTTTGTTCAGACAAGTTTAGAACGTATCTGAGACTGCAAGAGATAGGTCTAAACCAACCACGTACCGTATTGATTCCAAACGATGAACCCGAGACTGTAGATAGAGCTCACGAAGCATTAGATAATAACTTCCCGATGATACTTAAAACATTACAGGGTTCTAAAGGTGTGGGTGTTCTATTAATCGAAACAGAACGTTCATTACAATCACAGGTCAGCTTGATTTATAAGATTGACCCCTACTGTGATATTCTATTACAAGAGTATATCGAATCAGATTACGATGTACGTGTTGTCATTGTCAACAGAGAAATCGTTGGTGCAATGAGACGAAACAAAATTACAGATGATTTCAGAAGTAATGTATCCCAAGGTGCAGATGCACAATCAGTTACATTGACAGAACTGGAAAAGGATGTTTGTCTAAGAGCTAGCAAAGCCGTCAACGGACAATGGTGTGGTGTCGACTTTATTCCTAGCAAAAACAGAAAGACTGAACCACCATTCTTATTAGAAGTAAATCATTCGCCAGGCACTGAAGGAATCTCTAGTGTTATCGGTGAGGACATTGTTAAGATGGTTCTTAAGATTTATAAAGACCGAGACATATGGAAGAAGTCACCAACAGAGTGTGGTGTATTAGAAACCATTGAAGTCGAAGGTCAAGAGATGACAGTGAAGTTAGATACAGGTAATTCAGTTTCAGCTTGTTCACTTCATGCAGAAGATTTAAAGGTTAACGGTAAGATAGTTACATGGACAACGGAAGGTGTTAAGTATAAGAAATCACTAAAGAGAATGGTTACTTTATTAAAACCAGCTGAAGACAGACCAGTCGTAGAACTTGAGTTAAACTTTCTAAACACTATATATGAGCAAGAAGTTAGTTTAGATACTAGAGGTGCAATACCGTTTCTTGCGAACCGTGACCTTATGCAACGTGCAAACTTAATGATAAATCCAGCACGTAAGTTCATGATTACAAACAAACGTGATGAAAGGGATGATAGTTAATTTATAAACAGACTTGACAATGCACTAAGCTTTATTATATACTGCTGACATGATTATGAAAACTGAACCCAAAAAAATTAATATCCAAGACCGAATGCGCGAGAAAGCAATCGATGCCTATGATGAAGTTGAGTTCCAAATCGATTCCTTTGTGGACGATAAGAAGAGCTCCTTCTCAATGTACAAATATCTTAAGCAACTAGATTATAGTTCTAAAGTAATTACCTTCATGAAAGGTAAAACACTTCAAGCACAATTAGAAGTTAAGAACGAAGAAGGTTGTGAACAGTTAGAAGAAGCTTTCAATTTCCTTACCAAGAAACAAAAGAAAGACTACATCAAATTCTTAGAGAGTATCGAATCCGATATCGATAAGTATTGTGACGAGTACAAACCAGTACGTAGAATTAAACCTATGACCCCTAAGAGGATGGTAAGGAAGCTTCCGTTCTTAGAGGAGTGGGAAGGTTACAAGTCTATAGACAAGGAAGAGATACCAAGAGCATTAGACTTGTTCACATACAATACTGCATCTAAGAAGTTTACACATTTCAGTGGCCACCTTGCAGTTAAAGGTTCTAGAATTACAGGTTATGACTTATGTAAAGAAAAGACCTTGACAGATTACAAGTTGCTTGATAGACTGGTAACAGGTGGTAATATTATTGCTCGTGGATTTATGGATGAGATTCCTAGGTCGAAGTTGAAAAACGGAAACGACTTGATTACCAAAAATACATTATTATTAAAAGTGATTAAATGATACTTATAGACTTTACTCAGACCATCATTGCTGGTCTAATGGCACAATTAAAAATGAATGGTGGAGAAATGAGTGAGGACATGTTGAGACACATGATTCTAAACTCAGTCAGAAACTATCAAAAGAAATACTCAGGCGACTATGGTGAGATAACTCTTTGCACGGATGCAGCCAATCCGTGGAGACGTGACTTCTATCCACAGTACAAAGCAAATCGTAAAAAGTCTAGAGAGGCTGACGATAAAGATTGGGGTATGATATTCGATACCCTTCACAAAGTTAAGATGGAAATCAAAGAGAACTTTCCATACCGTTACATGTATGTTGAGAAGTGTGAAGCTGATGACATCATTGCAGTGTTGACTAAACATGCAAAGGAAGATGTACTCATTGTCAGTGGAGATAAAGACTTTCAGCAATTGCATAAATACCCATATGTAACTCAATGGAGTCCCAATCTCAATAAGATGATTGATTGTCAAGACCCCGATTTATTTTTGAGAGAACATATTCTTACTGGTGATAAGTCAGATGGAGTTCCAAACATTCTATCTAATGATGATTGTTTAGACCTAGGTATTAGACAGACACCCTTAAGGAAACCTATCAAAGATAAGTACTTAAGAATTACAATTGAGAGTGACGATAAATACTATCGTAACTATTTAAGAAACCAAACTTTAATTGACTTAGAGTTTATACCAGCTGAGATAGAACAGAATATCTTAGAAGAGTTTGATGAGACTGAACCTGTAAGGGGTAAAGTATTCGACTATCTAAGAACTCATAGACTAGACCAGTTGTTAAATCATGTAGAGGATTTTACATTATGACCGAGAAAAAAAGAGGAAGAGGGCGACCTAAAGGAGCTCCCAATAAACCTAAAATGAAGTTGATTACCGAAAGAGCAACACTTCAGAAAAATGCAGATGTATATGAAATATTATGTCAAGCAAATATTGTTGCTGAGAGTAATCCAGAGCAAGCAGTTAACGGATTGAAAGTATTCAATGAAACTAATGGTGGAGTTAAGAAAGTATTGCAGTGGCAATTCGATGAGAATATTTCATCCGTCTTACCCGAAGGTAAAACACCTTACAGAGAGAACTCAGCACCTAGCTCTGATTTAACAGAAACATCACTTAGATTTGAACATAGGTTGTTCCAGTATTTTGTTACGGAACAAATCTCTGCAACTAAGAGAGAAGCAATGTGGATTGGTCTTCTAGAAGGTATTCCTAAAGAGGAAGCTGAACTACTTGACCTAGTCAAAGATGGTGTTTGGGCATTCCCTAACATCACTTCAAAAATCGTGAAAGATGCCTTTCCCGAGATTAATTGTTAACTAAATATAAGAGTAGACCGAGACTATACATATTATAAGGGAAGTTAGATACAATTTAACTTCAGTAAACAACTTTCTAGTCTAGTTCTGCTCCATGGAGAATAAATAAATTATGGCAACAAATGAACCCCAAACTGTCTCACAGTTTGCACAAGAAAAACCCGAACCAACAGAGTTAGAAAGAATCCAACAAAGGATTGCTGACTACAAAGTAGGGTTTACCGTTAATAGTGCTAGTGTTATCAATGCACTAATCCAATCGCATTTGCAAAGTGGAAAGGTCACCCAAGGTGAACTCGTACCATTGCATACTGTGACTGAAGAGTACGCTGCTGGATTAGCAGAGTACAATCAGATTGTCGAGAATGCACAACGTAGGTCTCAAGAACTTATCGCTGCAGACCAACTTGCAAAAGCAGAGGCATTCGAAAAATCACAACAAGAACAACAGCAAAGACTTGCAGACGAAAGAGTTGCAAGGAAAGAAGCAAACAATAAGATTGCACAACTTGAAGCTGTTCTTGCATCACATGGAATTGGTGTTGACTTAAACGGTGATGGAGTTATCGGTGTTAAACAAGGTACATTAAACAAAGATGGTTTTGTTGAAATGTCTGCTGAGGAAGTAGCAGTACTTGCCAAGAAACATGGATACGAAATTCCACAACCACCCGCTGTACAACAAACCCCTTTAGCAAAACCTAGTAAGGCAACAGGTAACATGGGTCTTGCACGTGCAATGAATCCTGCTACAGAAGATACAGTTGTTGTTGGAACAGACGTAGAAGTAAATGAAACATCATTCGTTGACCCGACAGAAGTCGAACCTTTCGTTCCTTTAAATACACCACAGTCTGATACAAGATATCAACCAAGTGGGAATACAACCGAGTCTTTCTTTGATGAAGTTGCAAGAGTAGAAGAAGTTGCTCAGGCAGATGAATTCGTAGAAGAGATTACAGATGAGTCCTATCAATCAATCGATAATGCAACACCCGAAGAGTGGGATGAAGCAATCTCAACCGATGAAGCTTTCAATGAGAAGGTAGCGGAAACTAAACAAGCATTCGATGAGTACGAAGAAGACCAAGGGTTTGAAGTATCAGACGAAGTAGAACCATTAGGTTCAGAGTTCTCAGTACAGGAAGAAGATACAAGAACTGAATCTGAATTTGCAAAACCAGTAATCACTGGTGGTAACTTTAAACCAAGAGCAGAAACTCTACAGACTGGTGACTCAGTAAAAGCACCAGCTGAAAAAGCAATCCCTTCATATGATAGTGAAGAGGAATTACTTGCAGCTGCACAAGCAAAGATTGACCAAAAGGTTCAAGATGATATCGATGAAAAACAATTCAACGAATCATTCGAAGAAGAGCCATACGATGAGATTACAATCCCATCAAGTGCAGAACTTGAAGCAATGACTAAGAAAGGTATTGTTACAGCTGCAGATGAGTTGAACTTTACACTTGATAAGTCTCAAACTAAAGCACAAATGATTGAGTCCTTCCAAGACCAAACAGATGAATTAATACAATCACTACAGGATGATGGGTCATTCGTATCAGCAGTCGACAGTGATGAAGGAAGTGATAATGACAATGATACTGTGCGAGACGGTGGATACTTCTAAGGAATCAGAAGTACTACCCCTTGAATTAGACAAAGTAAGTCACAGATACGTAGAACGTTTTCAAGATATTGAAGATGACGTTCTACGTTTAAACTTCCCCCTTGAATATACAATCCGTTTAGGAATCCAATACGACACCCCCTATGTAAATCTTTACCTTGATGGTAATGAGTTAATTTTCTCAGCACACGACAGAGACCAAGATGGATTACACATTAGACCGTATCTATACAACAGACATGGTGACCCAAAGAGCTGTAAGATTTCAAAAGAGAAGTCAGCACAGTTTTTTATCATACCCAAGTATTTTACTGAAGGAGTAATTGACGTTGGCGACACAATCGAGTTTTCTTACCAAGAACAGGTTTTGGATGGAGAAGAAAGACATATTAGGTGTAGACGTGTCGAAACGTAACATCCCAATAATGGCTGTTGACCAGTACGATTTTTTAGAACACCGTAGAGAACAGGAAAAGAAACATTGGGGTCGACAAGACCAAGACCAATTAAACGAACTCAGTTCTATTCTTACAGTCGAAGTTAACACCACAGAGTTATGCAATAGGACATGTTCATTTTGTCCACGTGCAAATCCCGAAGTGTTTCCAAATAGAAATTTACATATGACACCCAAGGCTGCAAAGACCATTGGAGATGAATTACATAAGAATGGATTTAAAGGTAAGATATCCTTAAGTGGATACGGAGAGAATTTACTTAACCCAAGGTTCAGAGAAATCGTTCACACCTTTAGGACAGCAGTTCCTTATGCAACACTAGAGTGTAACACTAACGGAGATAAACTCACTAGAGAATATGCAGAAGAGTTATTTGAGTTCAGTGGATTAGATTTACTCTACATCAATCTCTATGACGGAGTCGAACAGATAGAACACTTTGATGAGATAATGAAAACCATCCCCGAAGAGAAATACAAATACAGAATGCACTGGGGTGATTTCGAAACACATGGATTGATATTAAACAATCGTAGTGGAGTTATGGACTGGGTAGGAATTGAGGAGAGTACAATTGAAGCGCTACAAGGTAAACCGTGTCATTATCCTTTTTATAAAATGTTTGTTGATTGGAATGGTGATGTTTTATTCTGTTCCAACGATTGGGGTAGAGAGCATGTTGTAGGCAACTTGTTATCAGAAACCCTACATAATGTATGGTTCTCTAAACCTATGAATAAAATTAGAAAGAAATTAATGAAGGGTGACAGAAGTATGTCCCCATGTAACAAGTGCAGTGTCGATGGTAGCTTGTTCGGTAAGCAATCTTTCGACATAGTGAGTGAATATTATGAGAGTAGTAATAACAGGAAGTAGTGGTCTTGCAGCTGTAATTAAAAGAACATTAGAAGCAACACCGTATAGAGGAAACACCATCGAAGTCACACCAGTCAGATGTGATGATATCACAATGAATGGAGTAAACTTTTGGGGATTCAGAGGTCATAAACCTATGGATGTTTTAATCAATCTTGCACACCAAGACCAAGCTAAGATTCTAGATATTGCTCATGAGGCATGGGAGTTAGAGAAGACTAAGACTATTATTAATATCTCTAGCCGTGCAGCTCAACCAAACATATCTAAAGGTTACATGTACGCATCAGAGAAAGCACAACTCAATCACCTTGCAAACAATTATCAGTACAACTCTAAGAAGAGATACAAAATGACTAATCTAAACCTAGGACTTCTCAACGATGAGAACCTACCTAGTGTTAAACACCAAGATGTTGCTGGGTTTATTTACAAGCTAATTACGTCCTATCCCGACTATGAGATTGCAGACGTGACATTACAAGCACATGCAAACTACCAAGATGTGCAGAGTGACAAGGAAACTTTAAAGGATGTTTACTATCATTTACACACTGATTCATTATAAATAATACTATGACAGAATACAACGACTTCGGATTTACAGCGATGGATGCAGATGAACTTGCAGCCATTGATACAAAGATTATCGAGAAGACTACAACTGCAACGGATGTAATCAACAAACTTGATAATTTTGTGAGACCCCTACTTGAGAATCTTGCAAAGGATTCAGACAAGGACTATATCTATTGGCCCAATAGAGTAGACATCATAAACAAGAAACTTAAAGAACTGGACGAAATACAAAAGAGTCTATAAAAGGCCTAGACAGCACCCCCCGCTTTTTGATATACTGTACTCCAATAAAGAAATAACTTAAGGAGTTACAACATGAGAAAGCATCGTGATAGTATATACACGTCCCCCGAATCCCAAATGGCCATTGTTAAGATGGGTCGAGAAATCATAACCATGTGTGAAGTAGGAGAACTACATGCAGGCAATGATGAAGAGTCATTAAAACTATGGAATGCAGCGGTCACTGCAGGCAACAAAATGACCACTGTAGGATTGACCTATTCTAGGTTTAATTCAGTGGACGACCTAACCCCCCTTGAAAAGAAAGCAGTACTTACATACGTCAAAGAACGTGCTACCGAGGCCTTGACAGCAGGCTAAGCTTTTTGGTATACTATGTATATAATGAAAAATCAAGGAGACACTATGAACCAATCATTAAAAACTAAAATCACTTCATTGACCTCTATGGCAGAGTTGAATGAGGTTATCGCACTTTGTAATGAAGTGAAGAAACTGAATGCCAAGACCTCTTTGGTCGAAGGTGCAAAAGTCTATGTAGTCCAAAAGACTAAAAGGACTTTGGGGACTTTAATCAAAGTCAAGATTTCAAGGGCAACTGTAGAACTACCAAAAGGTAGATATTCAGTTCCTTTATCAATGTTGGAGGCAGCGTAATGAAATTATCAGAACTAGTCAACGAAGTGAATCAAGAACAAGAACACTTAGAGTTGTGTGAGACACTTTGTGAGCAAT